AAGAAGTCATCACCACTTTGGACAAATCCAAAGCAGTAATCGTGTCTCCTTTTACTGTGGTCATATTTGTACAACCACAAGACTTTGTTCTAACTGGGTGACTGTGTAGTTCAGTCCCACAGACTTTACATCTTACACTAACCATAATTCAATACCAAATTATTCAGTAAAGGATCTTAACATCCAGATAAACTTGCCGTGTGCTTCGTTTAAATCATCAAGAAGATTAACCGTACCTCTTGACTTTTGATTTTCTGCTTCGGCAGCAGCAGAATCAAACATACCTACTAACTTTTTGTGATCATCTAATAAATCACGAATCATTTCCATCGCATCAATATTAGATTTTGCTTCTCCAACTCCAGAGACTTCAATAACTCTTGAAAGTGAACTGACTGGTTTGACACCAAGAAACCTCATATGCTCGGAGATACGATCAACTTCCTCCTGAATAGCAAGATACTGTTCACCAAATAAATCGTGAATCTGCTTAAAGTCAGGTCCAACAATGTGCCAGTGATAAACCCAAGTCTTTTGAAAGAGAACGAAAAGACTTGCCTGAGTATCAGAAAGTAGTTTATATAAGGTTTCCATTATACTCTTTTTTGAGTATTTATAAGTGGGTGATGACGGGATTGAACCGCCGACCGCCTCGGTGTAAACGAGATGCTCTACCGCTGAGCTAATCACCCAAGAAATTAGAACTTGTTCATCATATATTCTACAGTAGTTGCTACATCATTCATAGCATCTCGTAGATTTTCTCTTTGCCCCGACTCTTGTCTTACAACTGGACGGTGATCGTCAGTTAGGGTCCAACGCCACTGTTTCATTTCATTACAATACCAGAGATTAATTTTCATTCTTTGAGTATTCTAGTTTGATCCAGTTTAGAAGAGCATAAACTTCAGACAATTCTGACTTATGATCTTGATAGTCAGTATCATCTAACATTTCCTCTCTTTCGTAAAACTCAATCTCACTAGTCAAATAATCAACATAATGATTGATAGCAGTCATAGCGACTTCTCTATCACGCTGGGAAATAAGAGACATAGACCTCCTAACTCGTTATCTATAATACATTAAAAAGGGGGTCTTGTCAACCCCCTCTATGTATCACTTCTCGCCTAAACCAACTTGTTTGACTTTGATGCGAGCCTTGTTAAGGATAGAACCAGCAAGAGGAACATAACCCAGATCATCAGCAATACCTTGTGCTTTAGTGCTCAGAGCATAGTTCAGTGCCTCACGGACTGCTTCTGCCTTACCAGCAGGATAACCACTCTTATAGGCAAGAATCCAGGTCAGAGTGGAGATAGGATAGGCAAGGGCGCCTGCGGGGTTGGGATCTTCACCAGCAAGAGTCACAGGGTCAATCTTGATACCGTTCAGAGCAGCAGCACCAGTCACAGCGGAAGGACCAACGAACTTACCTGCTTTATTCTGGAGGACGGCAGCTTGGAGTTTATTTACGCGAACGAAACCCGTGTTCACATAACCGATAGCACCAGGAGTGTTCTTAATGGTTCCAGCAACACCCTCATTACCCTTAGCACCGACACCAACTGGCCAGTTCACGGACTTACCAACACCAGGAGCCCAACCACCGAACGCATCCAGTGAGTTGGTGAAGGCATAAGTGGTTCCAGAACCATCAGAACGATGAACCGTCACCATCTTACCAGCAGCACAACCAACTTCCTTCCAGTCCTTGATGTGTCCCATAAAGATATGGACAACTTGTTTCTGAGTCAGTTTCAGTTTACAACCAGGTTTGTTATAGGCAACGGCAATCGTTCCGCCGACCATAGGAATCTGAACGACACCACGCTTGACCTTTGCTGCTTCCTTTGCCTTGATAGGTTCATCAGTAGCACCAAAGTCAACAGTTCCAGCAACAAACTGGCGAACGCCAGCACCAGAACCAACGGATTGATAATTGACTTTTTCACCAGTGGTGGAAGAATAATCAACGAACCAACGTTGATAGATTGGCGCAGGGAAGGTAGCACCTGCTCCGTTAATAGCAGGTCCAGCAAATGCAGCAGCAGGAGCAAGAGCAAGACCGAGTGTAGCAATGTGTTTGAGTTTCATTGTAGAAAATCGTAGGTTAAGAAAAAGTTAAATAGTCCCTTACACCAAAAAACCTCTCCGAAGAGAGGTTTAGAGGTATCGTAGATATTATCAGAAACGGAAGGTCGTCTGAATCACACCACCATAGTTGTCAGAAGCTTGCTTCAGACCTTGGTTGTTGGACACATAGAAGACCGCAGGAGTCACACTGATCGCATCGCTAACTTTGTAACGATAGAACGCTTCCCACATAATTGCCTTCTGGTCAGCAGCAAGAGAAGCAGCGTTACCAGGGGCACCGATAGCAAAACCAGCGGCATTACCCTTAGCAAACACATCGCTCCACTGAAGACCTGCCATCCAAGTTTGTGAATCGGTAGCACCATTAGGAGTTGGGCGGTTGTTAGAAACACTCACGGTGTTCCAACCATAAGCACCACTCACAGAAGGAATGATACCCGACTTCTTGGGTTGCCAATAAGCATTAATCGCATAACCATTGGAGGTTTGGTTAGCAGCAAGGTTACCAGAACCACCACCCAGAGCATTGAAGTTACGAACACGGGTTCCTTCAGTACCATAGCGGTAACCGAATGCAACACCATACTGAGGGGCACGATAACCAACTTGAGCAAGAGTGTTCAGAGAACCATCTTCATCAAACTGACCTTTGGTAGAATCGTTTCCGTTCTGGGCAACATAGTTGATACCAGCAACGAAACCACCCTTACCTTTCTTACCAGGTTGTACCCACTGAGCACCGAAACCAGAACCAGTTGCCTTGTTATAGACACCAGGAGCACCAGCAACGGAGAAGAAGTCAAGGATGTCCGACTTGTATGCGGTAGGAACCCAAGCCATCTCAGTGTTACGAACCAGAGCACCAGCAGTCAGGGTCACGCCCTTAGCAAGTCCAGGAAAACTGTAGTACAGACGATCAAGTTGTACGGCGTTGGAAGTGCTTTCTGCCTTGTCCAGTTTGAACAGAGACGAGGAAGAACCAAAGGGTTGCGAGGAGAAGTTACCAGAACGCAGACGGGTCTTGAGCAGATCCTTACCAGTGAAGGAAGTATCAAAGCTCAAGCGGAGGTCATAGTTGAAAGCAGTGTTTCCAACGTTGCTGCTGTTAGCAAGACGAGCACCATCTACACCACCCAGAACGAAGGTTGCTTCACCTTTCAGTTTGGTGGTAGTGGAGAACTGCTGTGCCTGAAGAGCAGCAGACTGCTTCTCCAGTTTGGCAACGCGACCACGAAGAACTTGAAGTTCATTAGCGAACTCAGTAGCAAGACGCTGGAGTTCATCGGTAACTTCGGTCACACGATCCAGACAAGCATTCAGAAGTGCTGCTGCTTCAAAACGGGTCATTGCCTTACCACCAAGGTAAGTTCCGTTTTCATAACCAGCAACGCAACCATAACGCTCAACAAGATTGCTGAGTGCCTGATAAGCCCAATCCGTAGGACGGACATCAGACAATTGAGTGATGCTAGAAACTTGTTCTGTGGAAGTGTATTGGTTGACTGCTGCCATATTAAGATCTGCGGCATTCGCAGCAACAGGAGCAACCATTCCCAAAGCAACAGGTGCAAGCATCAGTTGTTTGATTTTCATAAAAATTTGTTTTTAGTACTAAACGGCATTATACACCAGGGTATACAAACCCTATGTGTTATGAGTCACATAATTGACGCGAGTAGTTGGGGCGTCTCTTATGCGGTTTTATTTAGAGAGACTTAACCAAATCTTAAAAGATGATTAAGTTGATGGTATCATAGCATAACCGTATTAGTTGTGTCAATTAAGAAACGGTTAAGACTTTTTAAGAGCGGGAGACGAGATTCGAACTCGCAACTTCCAACTTGGAAGGATGGCACTCTACCGTTGAGTTACTCCCGCAAATGGTGGGGATTTACCCAGCCTCAGGTTTCCCTTCACAGGCACGGAACCCCACGCACACTTCCTTCACACTTGGATAGTGTAAGACATAATGAGTATTATGTCAAGAGCCCCCGACAAGACTTGAACTTGCGACATCGGCTTTACAAAAGCCGCGCTCTACCAGCTGAGCTACAAGGGCGGGTTGTGTAATTCTCTATGGCAGTTAGCACAAACAAGAATACACTTTTTTGCTTCTTCTCTTTGTTTTTCAAGAGAAAGAGTAGACCCAATTATACCACCTTCCTTTACGGTTGGGTCAAGATGGTGGAAATCTAATGCGGCAATACACTTATTATACCCACATATAGAGCAACAGTTTCCTGCTTCCTCTTTTAGAATAGCAACATTTTTCCTTCTGGTAGTGGATACACGCTCTGCGCTTTTCTTTGCCCAATCAGGATTTTTTGCTTTTCTTTCAGCATAAGTTCGTGTTTCTATTTTTGCCATTATTATCGGTATAACTTTTATTATTTATACCGATAACTCCCCCACCTGGACTCGAACCAGGAACACTTTGATTAACAGTCAAATACTCTGCCAATTGAGCTATAAGGGAATGGTTTGGAGAATAAATCTCCAACAGGCACGGAGGGACTTGAACCCCCGACAAACCGATTAGAAGTCGGATACTCTATCCATCTGAGTTACGTGCCCCTAACGACTTTCTTATTATACTACTGCTTAGGGCAGTCGTCAACCCATACGGCACAGATTCTCATTTCTCCACCAAGCAGTCTCTGTGCCTCACTGCCGTCTGGTGCTTTCTCAGAGTATCGTGGTTTATAACGCTTATTCGACTCTTCAATAATACGATCATACTCTGGAGTTACTTCATCAATTGCTCGATCTACATCACGTTTGACCCTACGCTCTACTTTGTTAGGATCTTGTAAAATAAGTTCATTCAAAATCCCGTTCGGGAAATATTTGCGTTGAACTTCATCTAATAAGTCCCAAAGTGCGTGATCGGGAATTTTTGTACATTGTGAGAGTGCTGCGATAATAGAAGATAATACAACACTGAGTATTATGAGTTGCTTTTTATCTGGTTTCTTCTTACCGAAGTTAAAGTTAATCATAGGGGAGTTCTGCAGCACTCCCCCGTATTTAGATTATTCTATTGTATCAAACTTCTACCGTGATCAGTCGGGACGCATAATCATGTGCATAAGATGTACGGGCACCATGATGCCCCCAACCAATCCAACTATACGCATAGTCCATGTAGCGGTTAATTGATTTACCAGGAGTCTTCATACGCTCCTCAATCTCTTTCCACTGGACTTCATTTGTTAGATAACGAAGTTGCGTGTGAAGTGATGATGGAGAACCACCATACTTCTTAGCAAAATCACCCAATCCATAATAACGGTTGGCAGATGTCCATTGAATCAGTCCGTAACCACGTCCGCAGTTACCCCAACTGGTTCTGCTACCACCTTCACAAATGTTAGGAACAAAAGTTGATTCCTGACGAATATTACCCATGATGGTAGCAAGGGCGTTTCTGTCTTTAATACCACGATCCTGGAAGTATGCCAGGGTAGCATTTTCATTTTCATTACACCCTTTACAAATTAACCTTGTCTCTTTAGGTTTTTCGGGAGCAACCTCGCGGATTGCTGTCTTCTCAACTTCAACTGGAGGAGGTCCATCCATTTTGTAGTTTACGAATGGCAGTGTTGCCGTACTGGTTGTAACCGTTGCCACAAGAGGCAGGGCTACTGTAAAGAAATTTTGCACTAGTTTTAATTGAACTCTACATCCC